GAATGAGTGCGTCTTACGCAGTGTCTTTTAAAAGTAGACATGAGAATAAACAACTTTATTTGAATCGTAGTAAATTCGTTCGCTCCAACTGAGTTGGAGCTTATATCTTACAAGTAAAATGGGTACAAAAGTGGATGAGTCAGGTTTAGTTCTGAAATCCCTCCGATATCTTGGCCGTGAGTCAGGATTTGGGTTCAATGCCCGTCCGACTCGAACTGATGAAGTAGCTCGAGCGTTGTGTAAGAAAGAATTTCCCGAAATGCTAGAATACGTTGAAGGCAAATATCATCGTGCCGTTTTCGATTTGGAAACACTTCGATATGACGTTATGCAGTTCGGAATACAACATGTTTCGCGCATTACACCTCATGATCAAGTTTATTTAACAGTGCTTGAGAGTGTGTTTAGTGACTTTCAACCCCTCGAAAAGATAATTCCTTATAAGTTAGTGAATATTCAAGAGCATAAGGATTATCCACGAAGCAAATCAGCAGGTTTCCCCTTTCTTCAAATGAAACGAAAAGACGTTTATGAAGATAAGAAATTATGGAATAAGATTTGCCGAGATTGGGATTTGATTGGTAGAAAATATAGAATTGCGCTCCCAGATGTTTTAGCTCGTTTTAGAGCTCAAATTTGTCCTATCGACGAAAATAAGATTAGGGCAGTGTGGGCATACAGTGAAAGTGTGTTCTCAATGGAGGCAACATTAGTTTATCCAATCATGGACAGTTACAAGGAGTCTTGGAAGCTTAAAGACTATCCTTTTGCGTATGGATTAGAAACAATGAATGGAGGAATGCAATACATAGACAATATGGCCAAAGGATTTTCCGGGTCAAAGAAGTTTTGCATGTTCGACTGGAGTTTGTTTGATAAAACAATCCCTCCATGGCTAATCCGCGATGTGTTTAATTTGATTTTAAAGAGATATTATGATTTTAGTAAAATTAAAGATTGTGTTACAGGTGAAGTTAAGAACGCTAACGAAGAACGACAGATTATGAAGTTCGAGAAGTTAATTAATTATTTCATCAACACCCCAGTGCGTATGGCTGATGGTCAACGTTACTGTAAAGGAGGGGGAGTGCCCTCTGGAAGTGGTTTCACAAACTTAATCGATACGTTTTGCAATGCAGTTGCTATGAGGTACATTTTCTGTTATAAGGTTGGAAAATTTCCAAGCGCAGATTTGTACATGGGCGACGATTCTTTGGTTATTGTTCCAGATAAGTATAATGTAAATATACAGGAACTATCAGAGTTTGCATTAAGTTCGTTTGGCATGGTATTGAGTACTCGTAAGAGCTCATGGTCATCGGACAAGAACGATATTGAATTTCTAAATTTTCGGAATGTAAATGGAATGCCCTTCCGCAAGCATGAAACGCTAATAGCGTCATTTATTTATCCTGAGCATACTGTGCTAAGTACAGTTGAGACGATAGCTCGAGGAATAGGAATGATGTTTGCTTCATGTCATGGTGCAGAAGCGTACAAGTGGCAAAGAGGTCTCAAGTGGATCGGGTCAATTCGTGAACATACAGTTGAAGAAGGACTGGAATGGATTCACACCCACCCTGAGAAATTTAAAGACTACAAGCGTTATGGAGTGGACTTCATCGATATGGCGACACTACCCGCTGTAGACGATGTCGAGAAGATGGTAC